TTTATGCGCAGCTCTAAAATTTCCCGCTCATTAAAATACGGAAAGCAGTCGATTAGCACAGCGATCAGCCGATATAGCAGTATACTAACTCAATCTTCGGGTCCAACAACCGTATTCATACGCTCTCTGGATTTTTTTATCAAGTAATCTTTAGTTTCTTCGGCATTTACATCCACACCAGGATCAAACTGCTCCCCCGTGGCAGACGAAGACATACCAGTCGGAGCTTCAGGAGAGTCAACTTCAGAATTTAAATTATTCTGAACTTCGGTTCCGTAAGTCTCCCCAGGCTGTCTATCTCGACGCCTTTGCTGATTGGCAGCCGAAACCGCTTGATCATAGCGCTTAGATAGCTCATCTCCGTAGGAAGCAAAGTCAGCCATGATTAGTAAAGAACACAAATAGCTTGAACTGATCCGCCGCTTAAAGCAGTCGCCGCTAGGGGACAAAGATAATTCTCACTAAAGTTAGTCCCTTGTAGGTATTGACCAGACATATCATTTAGCTGAACATAAAAATTATCGTCACCTCCGTTAGGGACAATAAAAATACCTCTTGCGGTAGGAAACGTCTTAGGGCCTTGTGCAGGAGACCAGACAAACCCACTTGCGTAGGGCAGCACAGAAGTTTGCCCGTAAACAGAACCAAAAGCTCGAATATCCATAAAGTATGAAATCGATGATGTAAGTCTACTCTGCTGACATCTGTTTGATGTAATTCAAGTAAACTTCAGCTTTCTCTAAAGAAGTATTTCCCCCTTTTTGTCGCTCTCTCCAGATGTACTTAAATGCATTTCCTTTGCAAAACCCTCGATATTCTTCGGGCGTTAACGCTGCACGAATAGCGTCGATGCACTCAATATCACCCTGATTATAGTGATCAGGGTGATTAACATTATCCTTTTTAGTAGCTGGAGTAAAAACTAAATCAAACTCGGGTCGATCATTAAAGTGAATAGTGTCGTCACAAGCGATAGGAAAAAAGGCCACGTCAGTATGCGAACATTGAATCCGTGTCAATGATACCTTCTTTTTTAAGAAGTGCAGGAGAATATTTAAGATCCATGTGCTCAACAAGCGCATAATCAGGAATCCGTAATTTATCTTTGTATCTGACGACAGGGACAACACGTCGGTGCTCTTGTTCCGGAAGTAAATCTTCAAAAGCTAAACCCATAGAAGATCTATCTGCAATGGGCCAGTTACGTTTCCCCGTCAAAAAATAACTCTTGTGCGGGTCACAGCTATCGCTAGTTATGTACTTGTCAGCTTGCTCTTGATCCAGAATCATCAACCCTCCGTAAGGGTTGCCTAAAGATACAAAGCCCACGACCTCACCATCAGTCGGGGCCAAAACAAACTGGCCTTTGTGAGGTACATCGCCCCAGCACTTTTCTGTCGGCCCTAATAAATTCCATTTTCTGTAATTATCGAAAGGTATTTTCTTGTCACCTACACGTTCAAAACGACAGAATCCAGGTTCAAGATTCAAGCGTTTAAGTTTATCTTTATATCTAATCCAATAATCAAAATGCTCAGCACAAAATAACATATCGTTTTCTGAGTACATGTAGTAATCAAAAGCTTTAATATCTACTTTATTTTTTAAACTATCTTTATGCGCCCAGCATAAATAATACCCTTCGTACTCTGGAGAAGCGATAGTAAACGAAACGGTATTTAAATGTATATGAGAACCAACAATTAAGCTAAACTCATCTAAATCTCCCTTATGATCAAAGTCGATAAAAATCTCAACATCGCACGTAAGAGGCAAAGTTTCGTAACCTTTTAAAACTTTTAAGGTGGTCTCAACCCGACTAAGAGGGTTGTGTGCTGTAAGAGCTATATAAATACTCTCCATTAGTACTCAATAGAGAAGTTGCCTCGACGTTGTAAGAAAGTCATAAGGTGAGTATATGCGTCTAGTAAGTCATCGTGAGACGTCGCACCAATATTAATTAGCTGATCGGTCAAGGCATCAAACTTTCTATATTTATTAAATGTTACTTTTTTGTTCTCAAGAAGGCCCAAAGTACCTCTAAAACGAGCCACCTTGTCTCCTCTGAAACCTTTAACCTCGTGGATGTGTATGTTACCCAAACCACGTTCGTTCAAAAGGACCCGCCGCAAATCAGCAGCTAGTGAAGCTTGGTACGCAACAGCTTCGACAACTAATGTAACAGTTGAATACGTAGGGAAGTACTGATCATCTTGTAACGCTAAGATACCCCATTCGACAAGCATGTCACACAGCATATCGATCTTTTCCAGATTCCCAATAGACCTGACCTGGTGAGCGTCAATTATGTAGTATTTGTCGCCCAGTCTTCCTCCTAAAACAAACGCTGTGTAGTCAGAAGTTTCATTCTTACTGGCTGAAAGATCGATACCAACGGCTAGGGAATCGAACTCAGTTTCTACTTCCCCTTTAATAATCAGATCTGGTGAAAGAACCAGATCAGAAGTCATGACCGGTTGTTGCTGATACTGATAAGCGAAAGCGACTGGATCTAATTCTTTTTGACCTAACAAATAGTCAACGGACCACTGTTCTGGCCAGTAACTAACGGCTTCACCCTCTTTGTCGTAAGTCAGTGCTTCTTGAGCCACTTGTTTCCACCCCTTCTGAGGTATAAACATGGTTTTGTGGATATCAAGCGGATGAAAGCGAGTACCCAAACAAATCGATCGACCACCTTCAAAAACAATAGGAGCAATAACTGAAGACCAGTTATTGTTCATTTCTTCTCTAATAGCCGGGTTTTTAATATCTGAGCTGGATTTAATAGGGTCATCGACGATAACTAAATGGGCACGTTTAGAAGTGATCGAACCGCGTAGACCCGCTGCACGAAGAGTAAATTCTTCATCACCGATTCTTGGGATACCGGCGTAATCAAAATCGATCGACCAACCGATGTCGCTCTGCATACCCGCTTTAAGTTTTACTCTTGGAAAGACTTTCTTAAATTCAGTCGAATCGATAATTTGCTTAATAATTCGGCTCTTAGGTATAGCCGTGGCAATGTTATAAGAACAGTAGATAATTTGCAAAGGTCTCTGTGCTGTTGTGTGTCTGCCGATAACCCACGCTGTAAATAGGTTTAGGACGGTACTTTTGGCGCTATTATTACTCACAACATAGCTTTTGATAAGAAAACGATGCTGAGGATTATCTACTTCAATACAGCGCACAGAAGAGCGTCCAACAGATCGAATGTCTACGATAGATCGAACATTTGTGCTGTTGGATCGCTGAGGCGCTGGACCTAAATAGGTGCTTGCTTTTCGTTGACAGTGGAACGGCGCAATGCCTTCTGGTAGTCGAATCCCAATCCGATAAGTCAGATTTTCGCTGACAATTTTGACTTTGTTCCCTGCCTCATCAGTGGTGTAGTAGTGGGGATAATAAGGCTTACCCGGTAAGGCAATACCACCCAACGACTGTACTAATTCAGTGACATCTTCAATCAACTGAGGACTTGAGCTTCCAAACGCCAGGCCCCCAAGACCGGAATCGCAATCAGGTTTATTATTCCGGTTCATTCGTGTTCCGTCGGTATCCATCAAACCTTGTAAAAGAGCCACGCGCTGCTCGATAGACCCCAGTAAATATTCTTTAGGGATGCTCTTTTCAAGAGATCCTTTACCCATCATTCCCAGATCTCGCAAATCCGTAACAATTTGTTTTCTAACCCCTCCACGGCGTTCGTCTATTACGGGAGCTTTATTGCCGTCAATATGCTGAATAACGTAGGAATATTTCCTTGACTCATAAGCACGCTCGACGGCTACCAAGTCGCTGCTAAGCTCTGCATTCACTCGCTCAATAATATCGACATCCTTAGTGGTGATGGTTATATTGGTTCCGTCTGTAAGTCCTCCATCTCCTAGAAGAACACCAACGATATAAGGACTGACTTTGAAATCGCGATGAGGGTATTTAACAGGCTCTGTAACGGGAACCTGGTATCGAGAATTTCCCCGCGTGTCTAACCAAGGTGTTTCGCCAGGTGTAGCCATCCGTGTGGTTCGCTTAACCCCTGTACGCCAATTACCGGAAACTCCCGTTGTTACAAAACAGCGCAACTCCTGAAGAGTTCTCGTTTTAAAGGTTCCTTTCGCATCTGTGCCCATTCTCCGGCAATCGATTTTGTGCGAGTCGTCGCAGCGCATGGTCGTCCCATCGCTAAAAACAACTTCAAAAAGTTCAGTTTCCTCGTAATCAAGGGTATCCACCACCGTGGTGGCTAAGCCATCGTCACCATAAACTGTGTCACCAATTCGAATAGCGTGAAGCGGCGTCCACCCCGTCGGAGTCGCAACAAGTGTGTCTGGGTCTAGAGGACCTCTAGGAGCGAGAATATCCAGATTTGGACCAGCTATATCGATTAAATATTTATTACTGTCGCCCGTAATAAGTTCTCGGTGCCACTCAAGCATGTGTCTTGCAGGAGGCTTATCCAGAACCGTACAAAAAGTCAGGAAATCATCCTGAGCACGTGTAAAGACACTATCTGTCTTCTCTCCACCTGAATCAACAGCCCTCTGCGCCCTAAGTTTTAGAGCGCGCCTGTAAGCAAAGGTCTCTCTACTAGGCATTATCTAAAAGTGTCCGTATACTGTTATTGAATTCTACATCTGCATGTCAAAGATTCTTTGGTACGGGGACGCGGTCTCTAATACAGGATTTGCTCGTGTAACACATAGCGTACTAGAACACTTGTGTAAGGATAATGAAGTAGTTGTCTGCGGAATTAACTATACGGGAGACCCGCACGACTATCCCTTTAAAATTTACCCCGCCGCTGCGCACAATCCTCAAGATCGCTTTGGTATCGGAAGAATCCAGCAAATCGTAGAACAAGAAAAACCCGATTTCTTTTTCTGTTTAAATGATATTTGGATAGTTAATCAAGTCTGGGAAAGGATTCACCTTCTTCGTGATGTTCTTAAATTTAAATTTATTGCTTACTTTCCGACAGACTCAGAGTGGTATCCACTCTCGATGCTTCGATATATCAAAGATTGGGACTTTGCAATCACATTTACGATCGAACAAGCTCAGAGATTGATGGCTCACGGGATCCAGCCTAAGATGACGGGCGTCATTCCCCACGGATTAGATCAAAGTAAGTTTTACGAAATCGATAAAGAAGTTGCTAGAGGGAAACTCGGACTTCCCTTGGACAAATTTATCGTGTTTAACGGGAATAGAAACCAGCCGCGCAAGCTGATCGACCAGACGATTAAAGCTTTTGCAGAATTTGCTAAAGGAAAGAACGATGTTCTTCTCTACTTAAATATGGGAGAAAAGGATCTTGGTTGGGCGGTAAAAGAACTATTTGAAACTGAGATGCGTCGACGAGGCGAAGACCCGACGGCCAAGCTGGCACTGACTCCGAATATGAACTATATGTCGGCACCGCCCGACGAGCAGCTCAACCTTATATACAACGCAACCGACGTTGGTATTAACACTGCAAACGGTGAAGGCTGGGGTCTTGTTCCGTTCGAACACGCTCTGTGCCGAAAACCTCAGATTGTTCCTGCCCACACATCGTGTAAGGACATCTGGAAAAACAAAGGCTTACTCATCAACGTTGCTGCCTGGATCACTGATAAAGATTTAGGAGTCGAGCGCGGCATTGTTGATTACAAGCATGCAGCACAGCTCCTACAAGAACTTTACGAAGATAAGACGTACCGCAAACACGTGGCCGACGCTTGTTACGAGGTGACTCAAAATCCTTCCTACCGCTGGGATAAGGTAGCCGAAGGTTTTAATAAAGCAATGGAGATTCTGGCATGACCACTCAGCATGTACGTCACAACGCAGCTCTCAGTTATCTAGAGCATCCAGTAAACATTCGACCAGCGACAGGTTATCCAAACGTTTATCAACAAGCTGAGGATATTGGAGGCGAGTTCACTCGAATTCGATGGGGTTTACCTGACCAAGCGATTGCTAACTTTAGCCCTTGCTTGCTAAATCACAAAGGTCACAAACTTATCTCTTTTCGCAGTCAACCTGAGCCTTTTGTCTTCCGTCACGATCAAAAGTACTTCTATTACAACAACACTCCTACGGAAATTTATGTAGGTGAGTTGCTGTCTTATGACACTGTTGTTGGTGCTAAAAAGATCAGAAGTGGTCCACACCGTCTCAGCTACGAAGATGCTCGACTGTTTAAAGCACCAGACAATGAACTTTACATTCAGTTCATAACTAGCTCCTACGCGAGTAAATGGGATTCATCTAATCATCTACTCGTAAACCAACCTAAGGTTTGCGTGGGTAAGCTCGACGAGTTTGGTGAGGCTAAAGACTGTGTTTATCCACCAGCCGGTCAAAATTTAGTAAGAGACAAAGCCGAAAAGAACTGGTGCTTCTTCACAGAAGGCGAGAATCTCAGACTGCTTTACTCAACAATCCCAATCGTTATTAAAACTCCTGGCAAAGCTGACAAAATAATCGATTCAAGCTCTCTTAAATCGGTTGTCAGCGATTTCCCAACATTTAATTCTACAGCACCGATCAAGATTGGTGACGAGTGGCTTGTATTTTTTCACTGGAAATACATGGCTTATGACTCTAATAAACAAACTACGTACCTTCTGTACCACTTAGGTGTTTACACACTGGACGAAAATATGACCAAAATTACTCGTCAGTGCACAGAAGCATTGTTTAGTGGGTCCACAGAGGACCGATTGATCTGGTGGACAGACTGTGTGGGTATGCCAATTTCAAAACAACCTGCTTGTATACTGCCATTTGGTGGAGAGTATATTGAGGAAGACGACACGATTGAATTAGCTTTAGGAGTAAATGACTCCTTTATGGGTATATTCAAGTGTCCTCTTGTTAACGTTCTTGGTTTAATGGAGCCGGTAAAGTAATGTTGGAGTCTTACGTGCAACAACGCTACGAACGCTTAGCTGAAACACTCGATGAATATATCGGGTGCTCTGGTGACGAATGCGGAATGGATTTCTTTATAAGAGACGTAAAGAAAGCACTCCTAGATATGCGGTGCTATCACGAAAAAGTGACGGACGATTGCATTCTCTTAGCGGATTTACTCGGAGGTTAAGATTTTTCTTCGCGCTCGATAGTAGACCAGACCACCAGCGATGCCTCTTCCAAAAGATCGGCCATCGTTGGTGAGTCTTCAAAACTATTCATTAACTCACGTAAACAACGATCCGCGCCAGCAAGTAGAAGGCCACGGCGATCGACACCGTCCGTGAGTTGTCTGACTGCTTGAATGTGCGAACGAAGTTCTTTTTGCAGTACCGAGATTTTTGTAGCCGCTGTGGCATG